GTAGCATCGTTTACTATTTTAGTTCCTTGTAAACCGCTTATTATTTCTTCTGTCTTAAACTGCATTTGATTTTTTTTATATTAATATTCTTTGCCCTATCATTACTACTTTAAGTCCTTTGCCAGCTGTTGTACTTCCTACTTGGTCTATATCAATAGTTATTTCTGCATCGTCTAAAATAGTACTAGACGAAATTACAGGAGGAGTAGCTGCTGTAGTACTTGTTTTCTCGCTGTCATCTATAGTAATTACTGTACTTAATACTGATACCCCTCCGTCATTAATATCTACATTTAAAGTACTTCCTACAGGAGCAGTGTTTACATTAGCTCTAACTTCTGTTAAATTCATTTTGTAAGGCATTCTAAAAGTAACAACTGAAGTACCTACTGCTAAGTCTGTAGTCTCATCTGAACAAGCTATTATTAACTCAGTAGGAATAGAACCTACTAAATAGTCATAGTCTATTTTTTTAGTAGTACCGCTCTGTACTAGTGCGAACTCATCTCCTGAAGTTGTACTAGTAGCCGCTGTTAAGTCACTTATTCTCTTGTCTGCCATTGTTTAATTTTTTAATATACTTTCTTAGCTTAATTATGTTAGCTTTTTTTGGCTCGTATTTCCTCATATTATTATATTACCCACCCTCCGAAGTCGCTTTGACTACTAGGGTACATATCACCGTTAGAATTTGAATTATACTCAGGGAACTTAGCAGTATTAAAACACATATAATCTATAAATCTCCTAGTATAGTGCTGTGCTATGTTTCTTTGTTTCTCTATTAAAAAGTCAACTTCATTTTTGCTTACTGTCTCACTATTTTCTGAGCCATGTTTATACATTCCTTTATTAGCTATTGTATAACTAGCGAAAGGTAAATATTCAACCATACCCCAGTGAATAAGCATCGGCTTAATATAAGTTAATAGTAAGCTTTTATAGTCTGCGTTTCCTACGTCGTCTAGCGTTCCTGTAGTTATTAACTCTTGTATCTTTTCTAGTAAGTCAGTTCCTAGATAGTTCTGAATATGCGTGTCTTGCGCTATCTGTACAAACTGAATAAATAAGTCAGTATCTACGTTGCCGTTAAGCGCAGTTTTTTTAACTATGTCGTTTCTTGTTATTAATAGTGCTGTTGCCATTTCTTATCCTTTATAGTTTGGGTGGTGTCCGTTTCTAGGCATATCTGTAGGAGCTATCTTACTTTGTTTGCTACCCCAAGGCTTAGGCATATAGCTTTTAGGAATACTAGATACTTTTTTAGAGTCGCTTAAACTTCTATCTTCTCTATACTGTCCGTTAGTTTTCTTTTTAAGCCTGTAAAGTTTCTCTTTCCAATAGTGGCCACAGTAAGGGCCACCTTTGTATTTAAACAAATCGTATGGCTCGCCTTTATGTCCAAAAGATTGATTAACTCCTGCTCTGCTCGCCTTATCTATGTCCTCTAGTCTGTAAACTATACCCCCTGATGTTCTTGCCATCATTTCAGCACAAAAGCCTCTACTATTGTTACTTGAGTATTTTTCAGCATACTCGTAACGAACTTTATAAACTGATTTATCTAAATTACTAGAACGTGAGGATTCACTTTTAATAAAATCATTTAACTTTTGTAATACGTTCTTTTTTTCTTTTATAAGTCTATTGGCCCATGTCTCTATGTCTTCGTTGTCTTCTGAGTATTCTCTGCTATCTACTAGTTCCCAGTCTTCGTCTATTGTTTCGCCTTCTAAAACATTTAAAATAGCATCTCCTTGCTCGTCTGTTATCTTACTTAGTTTCTGTTCAGCTTCTTGCTCCTCTTCTTGCTCTTCTTTCTCTATCTCTTCTAGTAAGTTTAATCTTCTGAAATACAAATCTAAGCTAATATCGTTAAAAGCTAATATCTTGTCTATTCCGTTAATCATAGTTTCTTGAAACGGTTGTATAGTAGCGTTATAAAAGTATCTAGCTGCTACTTCTATCTCGTCAGCATTTGAGCTGAATCCCTGATTATCTGTAACAACTCCTACTAACATAGGGCTAATTACTGTATGTCCTATCAATATCTTTTGTTCAGCTTCTTTGCTTAAATACTCGTAGTGCGCTGGCGCATCATTTAAAGGTATATCGTCTACACTTGTCTTACTTTCAGCATTATTATTAAAAGCTACTATTACTTTCTGTCCTCTTGAGCCTGTTAGTTTGCTTAGTACTTTTCGGCTTATTTCGTCTTGCTTTTCTTGGTCAGGGACTCCGTTATTAAAGTTAACTACTTTAGTCCCTGAGAAACCGTTTTGAACCTCGTTAATTAAGTAGTCGCTTATTTCCTCTTCTAAGATAGTGTAAGGAATAGCAGCTAAATAGTCTATCTCTCCAAAGTATTTAACCCCTACAGCATACTCTTTAATACAAAGTATTTCTATTTTCTCTTTAGAAGTACCAAAAGCAGGATATCTTACAGGAGCATACTTTCTTGTCTCCTCCCAGTTGTCACAGTAATAATAGCCTTCTATGTCGCCCTCAGCGTTGCATTTCTCAGGTCTAATTAAGTTAGTAGGAATGTGATAAGCTTTAATAACTTTAGTATGCTTTTCGTCGTAGTGAACTTGAAAGTGTCCAGCTCCTAGCATCTTTAACTCCTTAATAACTTTGCGTAAGTCCTCAGAACTAAATATTGACTTCATAGCAGCGTACTGAGAAGGCTTTTTACTAGCGTCTAAAGCATGGAGCCCGCGTCCGTAAATTAAACGTGATACATTATTTATTACTGCGCTATTAGTAGTAGAATTTCTAGAACGCTCTATTAAGAAGTCGTAATAGTCGTTATCTTCTCCGTATTCTACCCAGCTGTATCTAGTGTCCTCTATTATCTCAGGCTTCTCATAAGCCGCTAGATTAAGTATTTTTATATCACTCATAAGTTATATAGTCGTTGTCGCTTGAATAAGTTGTAAACTCGTTATTATTTACGCTAAAGTCTGAAACTGTTTGATTAGTACAAAATATTTTGTCCTTATAAACTATCTCAGTAGCATTTTTTACTTCTATTGTATAAAAGTTATTTTCTTTTAAAGCAACTATTTCATTAATTACTAAATAATATCTGTCTATAATAGGAGTTATTACATAAGTAACAGCTTCGCCTGTTGTCTCACTTGTTAAAGTCATGCTATCAGCTACCAGCTCTCTAGGAATCACTTTAAATTCTTGAGCTATCCCTGTCTCTTGCAATATTATCATAACTTATATACGTTTAAGTGCTAATTTGTTTTAAAATAAAAAAGGGCAACCCTAAAGCTACCCTTAAAACAATTAAACTATGAAACTAATTATGGTGTCGGTGTAATTGTAGAACCGTCTCCTAATTGAATATTCATTCCTAAGTCTGCTAAAGTCTGGTCTGAGGAAGCATCAACAAACAAGTGAGGAAGTTTCTCCATAGCTTGAAAAGTTAAGTTATACCCAGCCATATCTCCAAAAGCAGCACCAGTAACTATAGAACCTCCGTTAACGTCAGCTCCATGCTCATATCCTACTAAGAAGTAATTGTTATTGTTGTCTTTTACGAAAATTTTAGGTCTTCCCCAAGAAAGTAATTTAACTTCTTTGTGAGTTGCTAGGTCTTGCTTCTTTAACATTATGTTTAAAATTGCATCAAAGAAAGTAGTACCATTCTCTCTACTAGAAGTAATAGCTGTCTCTAGGTTAGAAGTTCCTTTTAATTCGTATTTGTACGCTGTAGGCGTTCCGCCTATTGCTGTAACTTGGTCGTTTACATCTAAGGTAATTTGCGTAGATGGTAAGTCGTCGTAATTTACAAAGTAAATAGCGTCTAGTCCTCCTACGTTATCCTTACATGGCTCAAGTCTACCAGCTGAAATATCACATGCCATATCTTTTATTTTTTACAAAAAAGGGCGGGCGTTAACCCACCCCTTTATTAAGTTATTAATTCAGTTTATTAGTTAACAGCGTTAACGATTCCGTAAGTAACTACGTCAGCAGCGAAAGCGTATTGAACACCAGCAGTAAAACGCATAATTACTCTTACGTTTTGAGAACCGTCAAGGTCTGCCATATCCAATACTTTTACTTCTTGATGGTCAGAAAGCAATCCTGTACCGAAGTACATATTGTCAATAGTTGACAAGATAGCAGTATCAGCAGACATACCAGGACACATTACAACAGGAATACCGTCGAAGTATAAAGCACCTCCTGTAGTATACCACATGTTACCTTTGTTCTCGAATCCGTTAGCTCCTACTCCAGCAGCACCGTATCCACCTAAAGCACGAACGTAAGCTTTGAAAATGTTGTTAGAAACATACAATCTCAAATCTTCTCTTCCGTAAAGAGTATCAGGCATAGCGTCGATAATTTTACCTAATTCAGTTACTACGTTTACAGCATCTACAGTAGTACCAGTAACTTCTTGAGCAGCTGGTAATTCAGTATCAACAGCTAACAAAGTTTCAAAACCGTCAAACTGTCCTGTACTTCCTGA